GAAGGAATCCAACTAATCAAGGACTACATCAAGAAGTACGATACCTCTAGTCAACCAATTGTATGGGCCAGAAGTGGTTTTGATTTTATGGTTATTTGTAGTTTGTGTAATGCTATGAACATTCCTCATGTAGTCAAACATAGCAGATTCCGTGATATCCGAACTGCTGTGGATATTCTTTCAAGTAGTTCAGATGGTGGATACTGTGACGTTAATCTTCCAGGGTTTGATAAGATCTTAGTTCAAAAGCACAATCCAATTCATGATATTTGTTTTGATGCGTTGCAACTGCTATATCCAAACTAAGATTGAATGTTGTCACTTAGGGATATTTGATGGATAATATCCCTAAGTAGAATATTATTACATTATGGAGAACAATATGACAAATAACTTCTATACTTCAGCAATTCAGTATGGTAACAAGATTCTCGTTCGATATATTCAAGATGGACTTCCTCGAAAAACCAAGATAGATTTTTATCCTACTCTATTCACTACATCTAAGAAACCTTCCTCAGAAGACAAATGGAAATCCTTATATGGTATTCCTGTTTATGAAATCAATCCTGGAACCATCATCGACTGTAAAGAATTCATCAAGAGCTATGAGCATGTAGAAGGATTCAATATCTTAGGTCAAACCAATTATGCCTATCAGTATGTTGCTGAGACTTATCCTAACGACATCAAGTTTGATTCTGATCTGCTGAAGATTGTGTCAATCGATATCGAGACTGCTGATGAAGAAGAAGGATTCCCAAAACCAAAGTATGCCAATGAAGAAATACTATTGATTGGTATTTCTGATATGAAAACGAAAACCAAGAAGATATTTGGTTCGAGACCTTATACTGGTCAGTATCCAGAATGTTATGTTTTGTGTCAAGATGAATCATCTTTGTTGAAACAGTTCATTGCTCATTGGCAAGAGAGAGTTCCTGATATTATTTCAGGATGGAACATTAACAACTTCGATATGCCATACATTGTAAATAGAATCAATAAGGTTCTCGGATCTGAGTATTCTAAGAAGTTGTCTGTGTGGAATATAGTACATGAACGTATGGAAAAACTTAATGATGATGAAGTTCTGACTGTTGATATTGTAGGAACATCCTGCTTAGATTATCTTGATTTGTATAAGAAATATTCTATGTCAACTGAAGAATCGTATAAATTAGACCACATTGCTTATATTGTATTAGGTGAGCGGAAAGTGGATCATAGTGAGTGGAATAGTTTCAAGGAATTCTACACCAACGATTGGAATACGTATGTCGATTACAATGCTCAGGACGTTGAACTAATCAATAGACTAGATGATCAACTAAAGTTCATCGAATTACATTTGACTATGGCTTATATGGCCAAGATCAATTATAGCGAAGCGTTTAGTCCAGTTCGGTTGTGGGATGCTACAATCTATCATTATTTGCTAGCTCAACACATTGTAATTCCTAACCAAGATAGAAGTTCAGTTAAGGGAGAACTAGAAGGAGCTTTTGTTAAGCCACCTCAAGTAGGATTCCATAACTGGGTAGCTTCATTCGATTTAGCTTCATTGTATCCTCATCTTATTATGCAAAGTAATATTAGTCCTGAGACTATCACAACTACTCGTCATAATGTCACGATCGAAGGATTGTTGAATAAGATGGAACTACCAAAAACTGATTATGCTGTTACGGCTAACGGCTGGTGTTATTCTAAAGAGAAACGAGGATTCTTACCTCAGTTGATGGATACGATGTACGTTAATCGTTCTATTAAGAAGAAAGAAATGCTCAAGCTCGAACAAGATTATGAGAAAGACAAATCCAACAAAGAATTGTCGAAGGAAATTACTCGACTTCATAATATTCAAATGGCGTTGAAGATTACTCTGAATTCTGCTTATGGTGCTCTAGGTATGCCGTATTTCAGATATTATGATTTGAGAATGGCTGAAGGTATTACTACTGGTGGTCAATTATCGATTAAGTGGATTGCAGCTAAACTCAACAAGTATATGAATTCAGCAATGAAAACCACTGATTATGATTATATTATTGCGATGGACACAGATAGTTGTTACATCTCGTTGGCTAAGTTGATTGATTCAAATGTACCTGATAAGACTACAGCTGAAAAGATTCAGTTTATGGATACGTTCTGTTCTAAAGTATTGACTCCATACATTGCAAAGTCATATGCTGAGCTTGCTGAGTATCTGAATTCGTATGATCAGAAAATGCAAATGAAACGAGAAGTATTGGCTGATAAAGGATTGTGGACTGCTAAGAAGCGATATGCTCTTCGAGTTCATAATTCAGAAGGAGTACAATATGAGAAACCCAAGATGAAGATTATGGGTATCGATATTGTGAAAGCTACTACTCCTCCAATTATTAAAGATAAACTGAAACAAACTCTTGATATTATTTTTGATCAGACAAATGAAGACCTTCTCAAGTTCATTGATAAAGCTAAGAAGGAATTCAAGACTTATAATGTAGAAGACATTGCTATTGCCAAGTCTGTTAATGGAATGGCCAACTATCATAATGAGAAGACTATATTCAGTAAAGGATGTCCTCTTCAAGTTCGAGCAGGATTAGTGTATAACCACAATCTCAAGGCTCATAATCTGACTCAGAAGTATCCTTTGATAGCTTCAGGAGATAAGTTGAAGTATGTGTTTTTGAAACTTCCTAATACAATCAAACAGAATGTGATTGGATTTCCTGGAAATCTACCTGAAGAATTCAATCTAAACAAGTATATTGATTATGATACACAATTTGAAAAGGTGTTCTTAAACCCACTAGGAAATATCGTTAAGCCTATTGGATGGGTACTTGAAGAGGTATCTTCGTTGGATGCATTCTTCTAATGTTGAATAATCTGTAGAATGTAGTATAATAATCTTTTAATCAACCAAAGGAATTCAATATGTCTGAATTGTTAGCTAGAATAAGAAAGAATACCACAATCAAAGATTCTAATATCCTACAGGACTCAAAGTTCTTTACTAAGAAGGACATGATTCAAACTTCTATTCCAGCAATGAACGTTGCTTTGTCTGGAGAACTTGATGGTGGGTTTGTTCCTGGATTAACATTATTTTGTGGCCCTTCAAAACATTTCAAGAGTTATTTTTCTCTTATTATGGCAAAGGCTTATCTTGACAAATACAAAGATGCCATCATGATTTTTTATGATTGTGAGTTTGGTACTCCTGCCGCTTACTTCGATTCATTAAACATTGACATGAATCGAGTACTTCATGTTCCTATTATGAATATGGAAGAGTTTAAGTTTGATGCTATTCAACAACTAGAAGGTCTGAAACGAGGCGATCGAGTAATCTTTGTAATCGATTCTCTTGGTAATATGTCATCTAAGAAAGAGATCGACGATGCTATTGATGGAAAAGCAGTAGCTGATATGTCTCGTGCTAAACAGATGAAGTCTATCTTCAGAATGATTACTCCATATTTGAATAGACTTGATATTCCTATGGTAGCAGTGAACCACATTTATATGGAACAAGGCTTATATCCAAAAGCAATTGTTTCAGGTGGAACAGGAATATACTTGTCTGCCGATAATATCTTCATTCTAGGACGTCAACAAGAAAAAGAAGGTACTGAAGTAATTGGTTATAACTTCATTATCAATGTGGAGAAATCAAGATACGTTAGAGAGAAATCTAAAATCCCAATCAGTGTTTCGTTCGAGGGTGGTGTATCTAAATGGTCAGGATTATTAGAGATGGCTTTAGAATCTGGTCATGTAATCAAACCTAGCAATGGATGGTATTCAAGAATCAATTCTACTACTGGAGAACTTGAAGATAAGAAATATAGATTAAAAGAAACTATCAACAAGGATTTCTGGTTACCTATACTAGCACAAAAAGGATTCCAACAATGGGTTTCAGATAACTATAAACTAACTTCTTCTGAAATGCTATCAGATAAAGACATCGAAGCTGAACTTGATAAAGTCAATTCTGATGTTGACGAACTAGAAGAATTAGTGTAATATTATCGGGCATCTTCGGATGCCCTTCTTAACTTGGAGTGTATTATGAATACCGAATTTGAAACGTATAACTATTTTGATTCAACAGGAACTGAAGTTATTGCCTTAGAAATCATAGAAGGTGAATTCAAAGGTACTATATTCTCATTTGGGAAGGTAGAGTTTCCTGATCCAGAAGAACCAGTACTGAGTTTTGAATATACCTTACATCAAGGATACGTATCAGAAGACAACAATCAAACCTTCAAAAATTGTCTAGGTGATATTCTAGTGAATATCCTAGAGGAATCGCTCAAAGATAAAACTACTGTATTCAAAGGTGGAATTTAATGAGTAGAATTGAAACTACTATATTATCGAATCTAATCCATAATCCTGAATTTAGTCAAAAAGCATTGCCCTTCATTAAGAAGGAATACTTTGCTGATCGTAGTGAAGCTATCATAGCAGAAACTATATTGTCATTTGTTAATGATTTTAGTAGTCTTCCTACTAAAGAGATTATGACTATCCAAGTATCTAATCGACCAGATGTTTCTGATGAAGCTCTTAGTGAATTGGTTCACTTGATCGATTCATTTGAACACAAAGATACTTCTCAGGAATGGTTACTCGACGAAACAGAGAAGTTTTGTAAGCATAGAGCAGTAATTAATGCTATTCTGTCTTCTATGCAGATTATCGATGGCAAGAATGATAAGTTCACTCCTGAAGCAATTCCTACTCTGTTATCTGATGCTCTGAGTATTTGCTTTGATACTGATGTTGGTCATGATTACTTCGATGATTCATCTGATCGATATGATTTTTATAATCGAGTAGAGGAGAAGATTCCTTTTGATATTGATATCCTAAACAAAATTACAAGTAATGGTCTTGCTAAGAAAACTCTGACCATATTGCTTGCTGGTACTGGTGTTGGTAAATCTTTAGTGATGTGTCATTTTGCTTCTGCTGCTCTAATGCAAAGTCGGAATGTTCTTTATATTACTATGGAGATGGCTGAAGAAAGAATTGCTGAACGTATTGATGCCAATTTGCTGAATCTTGGTATGAATGAACTAAAGACTGTAGAGAAAGATATCTTCAATTCTCGCTTGAATAAGTTGAAGAAGAAATCTCACGGTAAGTTGATTGTGAAAGAGTATCCTACTTCTGCTGCTCATACTGGACACTTTAGAGCATTGATTGAGGAATTAAAATCTAAGAAGAATTTTGTTCCAGACATTATCTTTGTTGATTACTTGAATATCTGTGCTTCTCAGAGAATGAAGTTTGGTGGTGGAGTTAATAGTTATACTTACGTGAAAGCTATTGCAGAAGAACTTCGTGGTCTTGCTGTAGAGTACAACGTACCACTAATAAGTGCTACTCAAGCAAATAGAGAAGGATTGAATAGTTCCGATTTAGACTTAACTAATACTTCAGAATCTATTGGTTTACCTCAAACTTGCGATCTCATGCTAGCATTAATATCTACTGAAGAACTTGAAGAGCTAGGTCAAATTATGATTAAGCAGTTGAAGAACAGGTATAACGATCTAAGTTACTACAAGAAGTTCATGGTAGGAATTGATAGAAATAAAATGAGAATCTTTGATGTTGAAGAATCTGCTCAAAGTGGATTATCCGATACACCATCAACATCATATGCACCTAAATCTCGTCATGAGAAATCTACTAACGATTTTGTATTCTAAAGGTATAACATGAAAAGATACATGACATGGCAGTATGTTGAAAATGCCATTCGATCAATAGATAAGCAAATGAAAGAAGCTGATTGGGTTCCTGACTTAATTATTGGTATCGCTAATGGTGGTTCCATTCCAGCAACTCTTATAAGCAAAATTACAGGTATCCCTTGCAAGACCTTTATCGTTCAGTTAAGAGATGGGGAAATCCAAGAAACCATTGATGCAGATTATTTACGATTCCTTCTGGGAAAAGATCCAATCAAAGTTCTTGTGGTTGATGATATTAATGATTCTGGAAAAACACTAGAGTGGATTATTGGTAATTGGGATTGGGAGACTGAAGATACTAGTATCATGTTCAGAATTGCTACTATCCACAACAACATTGCTAGCCCTATCAAAGTCGATTTTGCATACGAAGAGATTGATAAAGAAGCTGATCCCTCATTATGGATTGTGTATCCGTGGGAATCATTTGTTGACTATACGATCTACCCATAGTATAATGATGTATGTTTTGGTTAATCGGAGAAAGAAATGAGTAGCAAATATAGATTGTCGGAAATGTTCTTTAGTATGCAAGGAGAAGGTACTTTTGCTGGTACTCCTTCATTATGGGTTCGTTCATTTGGATGTAACTTGAAATGTCCTGGATTTCCCTGTGACACAGAATACTCTTGGAATGGTGAGTTCAAAAATCAACATGAAACTTATACGGCAGAAGAGATTCACCAAACTCTGAAAGCACTTATCACAAATGAAAATAATCCAACAGGTTCATTGGTTCATCCAATTACTAATAGCGACATCCATATTGTGTTTACTGGTGGTGAGCCATTATTGAAAAAGTATCAGACCATGATTATGGAAGTAATTGATTTGTTTACAGAAGAGAACGATTTTGTTCACTTTACCGTCGAGACTAATGGTACTCAACGATTAACTGATGAGTTTGTTAAATGGGCTTATGAATCAGATGCTTATCCATTCTTCTCTATCAGTCCTAAACTTGAGTCAGTCAGTGGTGAGAAAGGGGCAGTAGATATTGATAACATTATTGATATTACGGAATTGTTCAGTACTCAAATTAAGTTTGTAGCTGATGCTTCTAAAGAATGTGAGAAAGAATTGCTTGACGTAACTAAGATTCTAGTGGATAATGATATTGATTCTGAGGTATGGGTAATGCCTTTGGGAGAGACAATGGAAGATCAATTAAAGATTGCTCCTATCGTCGAGAAGTATCAAGAATTAGGTTTTAGAATAGCACTTAGAGGCCATACATATGTTTGGTCTAACGCAAAAAATCGATAAGGGGATAAAATGAGTACTTGGACTATTGATAAACAGTTTAGCTTTTGTTATGGTCATAGAGTGTGGAGTCAAAAGTTAGTAGAAGAATTTTGCGACTCTAATGATACCTATTGCAAATGTAGGTTCTTACATGGCCACGAGGGATTGGTTCATGTGTTTCTTGAAGGAGATACGTTAGAACGAGGAATGGTAACTGATTTCAAACATTTAGGTTGGTTGAAGAATTTCCTAGATACGTACGTTGATCATAGATTTATTATTGATGCTAATGATCCTATGTTTACTAGATTAGTTCAGAGTTTATGGAATTCAGTTACTGATAAGGATTTAGCTACTATACCTGTATTGGTTCCTAATACAGATCACGTAGCAGGGTACGTTCTGGATATGTCAGGAATTCCAGAAGATGAAACATATGAAACATTAGAAGGGTATTTTATAGTAGATTTCGTTCCTACTTCAGAAAACTTATCAAAATGGTTATATGATTGTGTTGATGTGAAGATGTCGAAGTTAAACGTGACTACGACTCAAATAGATTGGTTTGAGACACCAAAATCAAGAAGTTCTTACAGAAAGTAGTAAATTAAATTCACCGATTAAGGAAGGTAAATGGCTTATAATAAAACAAAATGTGATGCTAAACTTGGATATGAAATTCACAAACATTTGGTTGCTCATGGAGTAGAGACTCCAATGAAACCGTTTGCTAATCCCCGCTCACAAAGAATTGATATCATTGAAGATAAGTTCAGAGATATCATGGAAACTTTAGGATTAGATTTAATGGATGATAGTCTAATGGATACTCCTAAACGAGTAGCCAAGATGTTCGTTAATGAAATCTTCTGGGGATTAGACTTTGAAGCATTCCCTAAATGTACTACAGTTCTAAACAAAATGGGTTATGATGAGATGGTTATTGAGAAGAATATCAATGTCCAATCTAATTGTGAGCATCACTTTGTAGTAATTGATGGTTTTGCTACTATAGCATACATTCCTGACAAAGTGGTTCTAGGATTATCTAAAATGAATAGAATCGTAGAGTACTTTGCTAAACGTCCACAAATTCAAGAACGATTGACTGAACAAGTATATCATGCTCTTCAGTACATCTTGAAAACTGATAACATTGCTGTTAAGATTGATGCTAGACATTATTGTGTTAAGGCAAGAGGAGTAGAAGATGTTGGTAGTACTACAGTGACTTCTAAGTTAGGTGGTATATTTAAGAATGATCCAGCTTGCAGAGCAGAATTTATCACATTAAGTCAGTAATAGGAATTATATTATGAGTGAACGATTGACTATAGAATGGACTGATTCAGCAGAGGGGGCCTTCGGGCCCCCTGGTGCTAAAGGATTGAAAGGTGAAGTTTTTGTTAAACAAGTATTAGAAAGTTGGGGCTGGAATGTTACTCTTCATGAAGCTGACAGAACCAAACAGCTTGCTGGAATTGATATTGAATTCCAATCTCCTAAATGGAAAAGACCTTACTCAGCAGATGTAAAATCTAACATCGATAGTCATGGTACCTTCTACATTGAAACTGATGATAAAGGATGGTTATTCAATCCTAGTAAAATCAGTCATAGAATCTGGCATTGTAATCCTACTACTGGTCAAATGGCATGGTATGATAGACAAGAGATGCAAAAATATATTGTTGACAATAACATGAGAAATAAGGGATTATATAGAGTCTCGGGACAACATATGCCTTTCGTAACCAGAAGAACTATTGAGGTTTAACATGACTACTCTTATCACAGAATCAAATTCTATTTGGGTTACCTTCAAGAAAGAAGGTATCCACAAGTATCCTGCTGCGTTAACAGATCCTAATCTTGCTGATGTGTCGTTCCTAGGATATCCCCATCGTCATATGTTCTGGTTCAAAGTATGGATTGAAGTTACTCATAATGATAGAGACATTGAGTTCATCCAATTCAAGAGATGGTTGGAAAGTTTGTATGATGGTACGTTAGAACTAGATTATAAAAGTTGTGAGATGATTGCGGATGATCTTGCTACAGAAATCCACTCGAAGTATCCAGGTAGAAAGTTTACTATTGATGTCAGTGAAGATAATGAGAATGGTTGTACTAAAACGTATAGAGGAATTTAATAATGATCAACTTTGCACATATTGCTCCTGTATCTTATCTACCATTCGTAGAAAAATATCCTGTTCATTTGTTGTTGGCTCATTTGATTGAAGAGAATGAAGAATATCGTAACTTCTATATTCGATTGAAAGAAGAGAATCCAAACGTATTTTACCATGTGGATAATTCAGCATTTGAAATGTTTAAGCGTGGCCAACCAATGTACGATTCTTCTAAACTGATTAGTATGGCTAAGTTGGTTGGGGGTGATTCGATAGTGATGTCTGATTATCCTAAAGAACACTATACCAAAACCATTAATGCTGCTATTAAGTTAATACCTGAAATTAAAGAAGCAGGATTCAAAACATTCTTCTGTCCTCAATCAGAATTTGGTAAAATCGAAGACCTATTAGCATCATTCGAATGGGCTATTGGTAATAAGGATATTGATTACATTGGTGTATCGATTCTTGCTTGTCCTATTGCTCTAGGCCTAGATGAACAATCTTATGGTGATGGTCATAAAGATGAATCATACAGACTTCAAAGATACCTTGCTAGATGGAAGGTTTTCAGTTTATTGAATAAGAATGGATTATTGTTGAAGAATGCTAGTAATCGTTTTCATTGTTTAGGGATGACTGATGGTCCAAATGAGATCGAGCTTTTGAGTCAATTTCATAAGCACATATTCTCGTGGGATTCTTCTAGTCCTATTTGGCACGGAATTAATGGTATTCGGTATGATGGGTCTCCTACTGGATTACGTAATGGTAAATTTGAAGCTGAAGTAGATTTTAGTATTACTAACGAGTTTAATGTTGATATTATGAATGATATACTCTATAATATGCATTCTATTGATAAAATGAGTGCCTAATTATGATTATAGCATTACATGGAGCAAAAGGTTCTGGTAAAGACGAATTCTTCAAGATTGCTCAAGAAAGATATCCTGATATCAGTAAGATTGCTTTTGCAGATCCAATCAAACATCATATTTGCAACATCTTTGGATTGGAAGATGAGTTAGCTTATGATCAATTCAAACGATCAGAACTGAAAGGTGATTTGGGTGGTAAGTATTTCCAAGTAGATGGTCGTAGGGTGGTTCGTGAGATTGGAATGCTTATGCGAATGTATAATGAAGATCAGTTTACAGAGTATGTAGAAGATGCAATATATTCCAATCATAATACTACTTGGATAATTACTGATTGTAGATTTCCTAATGAAGTAGAATTAGTAAGGAAGTTTAATGGCTGTATAGTAAAGATCAATAGACCAGGACTTGATTATGATGGTCATATTACAGAGTCGGAATTAGATGATGTAGATTTTATCATTGATAATGATGGTACGTTACAAGATTACAAAGACAAAATTATTAACTTTTTAGAGGAACACCTATGAAACATATTATGAGCCCAACTAGCCGTTCTACTTTGACTGGAGTACAAGAGGGTGATGTTCAAGCTAATGCTGCCGATCTTCGACTGGATAAAGTATTTCAAATTAACAATACAGTATTTGAGATTGATAATGATACCAAAGTTCATAGAGGCTCAATTCAACTTCTTCCTGATGCTGATGGTTGGTTTGAACTTGCTCCTGGTGGTTACGAAGTAGTAATGGAGAATATAGTGACTATTTCAGATAGGGAAGCTGGATTCGTAATCACTAGATCTACATTGAATCGCAATGACGTATTCTTAACTTCTGGATTATACGATAGTGGTTATGGTATAGATGTTACGACTGGTGAAAAAGTAGGTGGAGTAATGGCTGCATGTATGCATGTTGGTTCTGGTACAATCCGAATCAAACAAGGTACTCGTATTGGTCAATACGTCATGTGGAATGCTGAAACACTTTCGTTGTATGATGGATCATACGGAAACCACAAGGAACACGATACAAAATACCAAGCCTAATTTATAATATGAATGGCGTAGGTCTTAATTGATCTACGCCTTTACTTTGAGAGAAATTATATCATGACAAGAATAAATCTAGTAGATCCAAAAGAATTAGCTGATCAACAGGTATGAATTACTGAGTGAAGAGCTTCGACTACGAGGATTTCGTAAAGACCTAGAATGGAATAATTTTGCCGAATACTGCGAAGGAATTCCCTCAGTTTTCTTCAAGTCATACGATCCATCTCCTAATGCATTAACTATCATACGTGAAAGAATACGTGAAAGAATTGGTATGAAACCTCATTGGTACAAATATTACTCGACGTCGATTATGGACGTGGATGGGTTTAAAATATAAATACTCATTATTAATTAGATTTAGGGAAAATAATGAAATCGTTCAAAGAGTATCTTACCGAAGGCGGTAATGTCCAAATTGGTGATCAAGAAGCTACACGGATAGACTTAAAGTCAATTTCGAGAGATGAAATCGTACCTGTTATCCGTCAAGGGCTCGAACTTGTATCTAAAGCATTCGAATCACAATTTGGTCTTCCCATATGGAATGATGATCTGTTTAAATCTAACAAGTATCTAAGCGGTTCAGCTTTCCACTTCTTTAATCTTGCCGACATTCCTTCTGCTTTGTTTACTTCTAAGAAACCTTCTGTTGGCGATATTGATACTCAAGTCGATGTTGCTATGGAACCTATGATTAAGAAATTTCTCGATAATAGTGAAGGCAAAACTTTTGGTCCTATCAAATTGATTGGTTATAAAGTATCTGCTGGTCAATTCATATCATTGTGGGAACTCAGTAAGTATGGCATCAATATTCAAATTGATTTAGAATTAGTTGATTATAAGAATGGTAAGCCAACAGACTGGGCACAATTCAGTCATAGTTCTGCTTGGGAAGATGTTATCAAAGGTGTCAAGGGAGTAGCTCACAAATACTTAATGCAAAGTTTGCATGGAGATAAACGTGAACCTATTGTTATCTTAACAGGCAAG